AGGAGGCAACCAGCCGGATTGGCGTGGGGAATCTTTACCGGCTGATGCGCGGCTATGCCACCGGCGGTTATGTCGGTACACCGGGCAGCATGGCGGACAGCCGGTCGCAGGCGTCCGGGAAGTTTGAGCAGAATAACCATGTGGTGATTAACAACGACGGCACGAACGGTCAGATAGGGCCACAGGCGCTGAAGGCGGTTTATGACGTAGCCCGTAAGGCGGCAATGGATGTTGTGACCGGGCAGATGCGTGATGGTGGTCTGTTCTCCGGAGGTGGACGATGAAAACCTTCCGCTGGAAAGTGAAACCGGGTATGGATGTGGCTTCGACTCCTTCCGTCAGGGAGGTGCGCTTTGGTGATGGTTACTCCCAGCGCGCGCCTGCCGGGCTGAATGCCAACCTGAAAACGTACAGCGTGACGATTTCTGTCCCCCGTTGGGAGGCCACGGCGCTGGAATCGTTTCTGGCAGAGCACGGAGGCTGGAAAGCCTTTCTGTGGACGCCGCCTTATGACTGGCGGCAGATAAAGGTGACCTGCGCAAAATGGACGTCGCGGGTCAGTATGCTGCGTGTTGAGTTCAGCGCAGAGTTTAAACAGGTGGTGAACTGATGCAGGATATCCGGCAGGAAACACTGAATGAATGCACCCGTGCGGAGCAGTCGGCCAGCGTGGTGCTCTGGGAAATCGATCTGACAGAGGTCGGTGGTGAACGCTATTTTTTCTGTAATGAGCAGAACGAAAAAGGTGAGCCGGTCACTTGGCAGGGGCGGCAGTATCTGGCGTATCCCATTCAGGGGAGTGGTTTTGAATTGAATGGCAAAGGCACCAGTACGCGCCCCACGCTGGCAGTCTCTAACCTGTACGGCATGGTCACCGGGATGGCGGAAGACCTGCAGAGTCTGGTCGGCGGAACGGTGGTCAGGCGTAAGGTTTATGCCCGTTTTCTGGATGCGGTGAACTTCGTCAACGGAAACAGCGACGCCGATCCGGAGCAGGAGGTGATTAGCCGCTGGCGCATCGAGCAGTGCAGCGAATTGAGCGCGGTCAGTGCCTCCTTTGTACTGTCCACGCCGACTGAAACGGATGGTGCCGTTTTTCCGGGGCGCATCATGCTGGCTAATACCTGCACCTGGATCTATCGCGGTGATGAGTGCGGTTATAACGGTCCGGCGGTCGCGGATGAATATGACCAGCCGACGTCCGATATCACGAAGGATAAATGCAGCAAATGCCTGAGTGGCTGTAAGTTTCGCAATAATGTCGGCAACTTTGGCGGCTTCCTTTCCATTAACAAACTTTCGCAGTAAATCCCATGACAGAGACAGAATCAGCGATTCTGGCGCACGCCCGGCGATGTGCGCCAGCGGAGTCGTGCGGCTTCGTGGTGAGAACGCCGGAAGGGGAAAGATATTTTCCCTGCGTGAATATCTCCAGTGAGCCGGAGGAGTATTTCCGGATGTCGCCGGAGGACTGGCTGCAGGCAGAGATGCAGGGTGAGATTGTGGCGCTGGTCCACAGCCATCCCGGTGGTCAGCCCTGGCTGAGTGAGGCGGACCGGCGGCTGCAGGTGCAGAGTGATTTGCCGTGGTGGCTGGTCTGCCGTGGGGAGATTCATAAATTCCGCTGTGTGCCGTATCTCACAGGGCGGCGCTTTGAGTACGGGGTGACGGACTGTTACACGCTGTTCCGGGACGCTTACCATCTGGCGGGGATTGAGATGCCGGATTTTCATCGCGAGGATGACTGGTGGCGTCACGGTCAGAATCTCTATCTGGATAATATGGAGACAACGGGGCTGTATCAGGTGCCGTTATCAGCGGCACAGCCCGGCGATGTGCTGCTGTGCTGTCTGGGTTCATCGGTGCCGAATCATGCCGCCATTTACTGTGGCGACAGTGAGCTGCTGCACCATATTCCTGAACAACTGAGCAAACGAGAGAGGTATACCGACAAATGGCAGCGACGCACACACTCCCTCTGGCGTCACCGGGCATGGCACGCATCTGCCTTTACGGGGATTTGCAACGATTTGGCCGCCGCATCGACCTTCGTGTGAAAACGGGTTCCGAAGCCATCCGGGCGCTGGCCACGCAGCTCCCTGCGTTTCGTCAGAAGCTGAGCGACGGCTGGTATCAGGTACGCATTGCCGGGCGTGATGCAGGCGAAAACGAATTATCTGCCCGTCTTAATGAGCCGCTGGCAAATGGTGCCGTGATCCACATAGTACCGCGTCTGGCGGGTGCCAAAAGTGGTGGTGTTTTTCAGGCAGTGCTGGGTGCGGCGCTGATTGCTACGGCGATCTGGATGCCAGGAATCAGTATCGCTTTCAGTAACATTCTCTTTTCTATGGGGGCAGCTATGACGCTTGGTGGTGTCGCACAGATGCTGGCCCCTAAACCCAAAACTCCACGTACACAGACAACGGATAACGGCAAACAGAACACCTATTTCTCCTCACTGGATAACATGGTTGCCCAGGGCAATGTCCTGCCTGTTCTGTACGGTGAAATGCGCGTGGGGTCACGTGTGGCATCTCAGGAGATCAGCACGGCAGATGAAGGGGATGGTGGTCAGGTTGTGGTAATTGGGCGGTAATATTATTTACTCATGTTCTAACTGATTTAATATTTATATCGAACACTGATAATTATTCTGTTGGTTAGCTATATGAACAAAACGATTTTATTCTGCACGATTATTGCTTTAACAGGATGTAAATCTTTGGATTACGTAAAATCCGGGAAACCTGTAATGGAAGGTAATTCATTAAAAAATGTTGATGAATTGTCAGGCTGCATATCCAGACAATGGGCTGGTAATGGAACACCTATAACATCCCTTCCTATTGAGAATGGGGTAAGCCTTTTAGTTCCACAGGCTATGGGTGGGTATGATGTTGTGCTTGATATCAAAAAAGCAGGAAATGGCAGTAGTTTTACTCTTTATGAACGCGTACCAGCACTAACGCCAAAAATTTTTGCTGATAGTGTTAATGCATGTAAATAATAGTTAATCCTGCCGTAACTCATGAGCCGCCTTTTGGGCGGCTTTGTTGTTTATGGAGTGTGAGGAATGGGTAAAGGCAGCAGTAAGGGGCATACCCCGCGCGAAGCGAAGGACAACCTGAAATCCACGCAGTTACTGAGTGTGATCGATGCCATCAGCGAAGGGCCGATTGAAGGTCCGGTGGATGGATTAAAAAGCGTGCTGCTGAACAGTACACCGGTGCTGGACAGTGAGGGGAATACCAACATCTCCGGTGTCACGGTGGTGTTCCGGGCAGGTGAGCAGGAGCAGACACCGCCGGAGGGTTTTGAATCCTCCGGATCCGAGACGGTGCTGGGTACGGAAGTGAAATATGACACGCCGATCACCCGGACCATCACGTCTGCAAACATCGACCGTCTGCGCTTTACCTTCGGTGTGCAGGCTCTGGTGGAAACCACTTCAAAGGGGGACCGGAATCCGTCGGAAGTCCGCCTGCTGGTTCAGATACAACGTAACGGTGGCTGGGTGACGGAAAAAGACATCACCATTAAAGGCAAAACCACCTCGCAGTATCTGGCCTCGGTGGTGGTGGGTAACCTGCCGCCGCGCCCGTTTAATATCCGGATGCGCAGGATGACGCCGGACAGCACCACAGACCAGCTGCAGAACAAAACGCTCTGGTCGTCATACACTGAAATCATCGATGTGAAACAGTGCTACCCGAACACGGCACTGGTCGGCGTGCAGGTGGACTCGGAACAGTTCGGCAGCCAGCAGGTGAGCCGTAATTATCATCTTCGCGGGCGCATTCTGCAGGTGCCATCGAACTATAACCCGCAGACGCGGCAATACAGCGGTATCTGGGACGGGACGTTTAAACCGGCATACAGCAACAACATGGCCTGGTGTCTGTGGGATATGCTGACCCACCCGCGCTACGGCATGGGGAAACGTCTTGGTGCGGCGGATGTGGACAAATGGGCGCTGTATGTCATCGGCCAGTATTGCGATCAGTCAGTGCCGGATGGCTTTGGTGGCACGGAGCCGCGCATCACCTGTAACGCTTACCTGACCACACAGCGTAAGGCGTGGGATGTGCTCAGTGATTTCTGTTCGGCGATGCGCTGTATGCCGGTATGGAACGGGCAGACGCTGACGTTCGTGCAGGACCGACCGTCGGATAAGGTGTGGACCTATAACCACAGTAATGTGGTGATGCCGGATGATGGCGCGCCGTTCCGCTACAGCTTCAGCGCCCTGAAGGACCGCCATAATGCCGTTGAGGTGAACTGGATTGACCCGGATAACGGCTGGGAGACGGCGACAGAGCTTGTTGAAGATACGCAGGCCATTCTCCGTTACGGTCGTAACGTCACGAAGATGGATGCCTTTGGCTGTACCAGTCGGGGGCAGGCACACCGCGCCGGGCTGTGGCTGATTAAAACAGAACTGCTGGAAACGCAGACCGTGGATTTCAGCGTCGGCGCAGAAGGGCTTCGCCATGTACCGGGCGATGTTATTGAAATCTGTGATGATGACTATGCGGGTATCAGCATCGGCGGGCGCGTGCTGGCGGTGAACAGCCAGACGCGGACACTGACGCTCGACCGTGAAATCACGCTGCCATCCTCCGGCACCACGCTGATAAGCCTGGTTGACGGACAGGGGAATCCGGTCAGCGTGGAGGTCCAGTCCGTCACCGACGGCGTGAAGGTGAAAGTGAGCCGGGTTCCTGACGGCGTTGCCGAGTACAGCGTGTGGGGGCTGAAGCTGCCTACGCTGCGCCAGCGCCTGTTCCGCTGTGTGAGTATCCGTGAGAACGATGACGGCACGTATGCCATCACTGCCGTGCAGCATGTGCCGGAGAAAGAAGCCATCGTGGATAACGGGGCGCACTTTGACGGCGACCAGAGCGGAACGGTGAACGGTGTCACGCCGCCAGCAGTGCAGCACCTGACCGCAGAAGTCACCGCAGACAGCGGGGAATACCAGGTGCTGGCGCGCTGGGACACGCCGAAGGTGGTGAAGGGGGTGAGCTTTATGCTTCGCCTGACCGTGGCAGCGGATGACGGCAGTGAGCGGCTGGTCAGCACGGCCAGGACGACGGAAACCACATACCGCTTCAGGCAACTGGCGCTGGGAAACTACAGACTGACGGTCCGGGCGGCAAATGCCTGGGGGCAGCAGGGCGATCCGGCGTCGGTATCGTTCCGGATTGCCGCACCGGCAGCGCCGTCGCGGATTGAGCTGACGCCGGGCTATTTTCAGATAACTGCCACGCCGCATCTTGCGGTTTATGATCCGACGGTACAGTTTGAGTTCTGGTTCTCGGAAAAGCGGATTGCGGATATCAGGCAGGTTGAAACCACAGCCCGCTATCTTGGCACGGCGCTGTACTGGATAGCCGCCAGTATCAATATCAAACCGGGCCATGATTATTATTTTTACATCCGCAGTGTGAACACCGTTGGCAAATCGGCATTCGTGGAGGCTGTTGGCCAGCCGAGTGATGATGCATCCGGCTATCTGGATTTTTTCAAAGGAGAGATAGGGAA